TATAGAGATGATTGATGCTAAGAGATTAGAGTGGGATCAGAAAATGTATGGTGGTCAATCTAAAGACTTATCAGGTTATTACAACAATCAGTTTTTTAGTGAAAAGTATGAACCATCAAAAGATATACAAGGTGCATACAAAACACGCAGAGTTTATGGTGCTATGGCTGGATATGATGAGCCACAAAAAATAGTAACAGGGCTGCAATTACTCCAAGCAGGTATCATAGACACACAGACACTACAAGAAAACCTTGATGGGTTAGATAACCTTACAACTGTAAACAGTAGAATTACAAAAGAAAAAGCAGATAAAATACTTTTTGATACATTATTGGCTCAAGCACAACAAGGAGATCCTAAAGCAACAATGGCTGTTGTGCAGATAAGAAAGAATCCAGATGATATGCAAAATATTTTGGATAAGTTCTTTACTGCAGAAGAACCAGAAATACCAAATGCAGAACAAGAATTGCTTGGAGGAGCTTCCCTACCACCACAGGGTGCTCCACCAGGCATAGCACAGTTATTACAAGGTATGGGTGGATAATGAATATAAATAGCGACTTTGCAGAAATTGTACACAATTCTTTATATGATGTTGATGAACTAGGTGATGATATATTACTAGAAGAAGATGTATTACAACCTAGAATGTTTCACGACCAAATGCCACCTTTAGCTTTTCCTTTTGGTTATATGATTATTAGTTCAACTTTTATGTTTTATGAAGATGAGGAGCAAGATGGCAACGAGGAGTCCTAGCAATAGAGGTTTAAATGTACCACCACCTGCAAGAAATTATCAAGATAATACACAGGCTGTGCGTAGAATGCCTGGTGTTGCATATGGTGAGCAAAAAGAATTAACAGAACAACAACAAGCTGCACCTTTACCAAAAGATACTATGCCACAAGCACAACCTAGAGTTGCTAGACCTATGCCACAGATGGATATATTTGCAGAAACACAAAGACCATCAGAACCTGTTACAGCAGGTTTACCATTTGGTCCAGGAGTAAATCCTCAACCACAACAACAAGTATTAAAAGCTGAAGAAGTAAGAGATTTTATATACAACAGTTGGCTGGAAACAGGAGATGACAGCTTACTAGAATACATCTAATGGTTACACCAGAAGAAGCAAATAGACTTAGTGCTATACAACAACAAAGTGCTAATGTGCCTGGTTCTGTATTAGTACAAGCAACTAAACAACAAGCAGATAATTCTTTTGTAGATGGTCTTACAGATTTTTTTAGTAAGGCTAAAGAAAAAACTTATGGTGCATTAAAGAATGCTGTGTTTGAGCAGTTTAATGTTAATCCAGATACAGGTGGTTTTGCAGAGTTAGCTGTTAAAGGTGGTTTGTTAGGTGTTAGATCGTTGTATGAAAATGTTATAGCAGAACCTATAAGAACTATTGGATTAGTACAACAAGGTGCAACATTTTCTGAAGCATATAAAAAAGCACAGATAGAGCCATTTGCATATTGGAGAGAAGCAAAAGAAAAAGGTGAAAAGGTAGATTTAGGTACAGCTTTATTCCAATCTACTGATCCTGAAAAAACACAGACATATAGAGATTTAATAGACAAAGGTGCAGACCCAATTAGAGCAAGACAGATTGCTGCTGCATCTCTTGGAGTTAATGTATTTGACAAAGTATTTGAACAAGAAAAAGTAGCACAGTTTGATGGAGATAGAGCTGCTGCGTTAATTGCAAGAGGTAAAAGCCCACATATGACACCTGGTCGTGTGATATTTAAACCATTAGAGTTTATTGCAGGTCCTGAAGATAGAGCATATGATTTTTATACAGGACTTATTGACTTAGGTCTTAACTTACTTGACCCTACCTTTTGGGCAGGTAAAGCAGTTAAAACTGTAAGAGCAGGTAGAAGTATGCTAACTCTCACAGATGAAGGTGCTGATGCTATGGGTCTATTTAAAAATGGATTTGTTAGAAAATCATTTAGCAGAACTTCTGCACAAGAAGCTATAGATGGAAAACTTGGAGATGAGTTAGCAAAGTTTTTGTATGATAACAAAGATAAACCAGATGAAATACTTACAAGGTCTAACTTTAAATTAGTAAATGAGTTTGTTATAAAAGATGAAGCATTAGCAGACGACTTTGCTAAATTTTCTAATGAATTATTTGGATTAGCAGATGGATTAGATGAACAAGCAGCTATTGCAGCAGTTAAAAATATATTGACACCTAAAGTATTAACAGTTGCTACAGAAGGTGTAGTACCTAAAGTACAAAAGATAGGAACATTCAGAAGGGCTTTAGATGATTATTTTGGTCCTCAGTACACAACAAAGCTAAGTGCAAACAATCCAGATAAATTAATTGTTGAGTATGTAAAGTTTCTTAAACTACTAGACCCAGTAGGAGAAGTAACTAATCGTAGTAAAAGAGTAAAAGATATGATAGTAGAGTTAGGAGAACTAGAAACTAAAAATCCTGCTCGTAGAGGTTCTGCAATAGTAAATAGAGTTATAGATGATTTTTCTGATTTACGAACAATATATAAAAATGAATTAGAAACAGCAGGAAAACTTACAGATAAAAATAATAAATTAGTTGATGATGTATTTACTGTCTTGCAAAAAGTATTAAAAGAACAAGATGATGCACAACAGACATTACCAATACTAAATAAGTTTGGTGGTGTTTGGGATCAGTTTGCAGGGTTTATGAAAAAACACCCAGAGTTTAGTAAATTGTCAGATGAACAAATAGATGAAATAGCTAAAACAACATTTTCTAAAAATGTTTTAGAATCTGCATTAACACAAGATTTAAAATTACAAAATCCTAGTCAAGTAATTAAATTAACAAATAAGCTAGATAAAAGTTTTAATGGTAGATACAAAGATGCTTTAGGTATTGTTGGAGAAACAGCAGTAGGTAGAGCATTAGATACTTATGTAGGAACTATATTTAAACCTTTAGTGTTGCTTAGACCTGCTTGGACTGTACGAGTTATAGCAGAGGAACAATTAAGAGCTGTAGCAAATGGTGCGTTAGGTGTGTTAGATCACCCAATAGGACTACTTGCTAGAATTTTTGATGACAGTATTGGTGTAAGAGGAAGTTATGCAAAAGAAGGTTGGTTAGATACAAGTATGTTTAAGTTAGGCATATCAGAATCAGCAACAGGCAGAATAAGCAAATCAGTATTAAAAGATGGTAATAGAGTTATTTTAGATAACAAGATTAAGTATATACCTGCTAATAGACTGCAAAACATAGAACAATGGGGATTAGGACAATGGCGAGTAATTAATTTACTAAGGTCAGATACACTAAGTAAAAAGGTTGCATCAATAGAATTGTCTGATGATCCTGCTAAAGGATTTGTAGAACTTACTACAGCACTTAAAACAGAAGGTAACGAATATAGAGAAGCTATGTTAAATCTTACAGCAGGTAACAGCAACTTACTGAAAATATTACAAAACAGAAATGGTTTGACTAAAAAAGAATATGATGAAGTTGTAGCAACATTTGTAGATGGACTTAGAAATAATTTAAAAGGTTTTCTTTCTAATGATGGTAAAAGTATAAATCCTGATCTTTACGACCTTGTAGTAACAGGTACATTTAAAAATGCAAAAGGCGAAACAGTTAGTTTAGATACTGCTAGAAATATTGGTGCTAAACAATCAGATTTAGAATTACTGTCACAAGATGCTTTGTTACCTAAAGAAGCAAGAAAATTACAAGAAAAAGCTATTGCATATGAAGATAATGTTAGAACACAATTTTTAGATAAATTTGGTGGAGAAGGTGTATTACCAGACACAGTAGATTATCTTGCAGAACCTATATCAGTACCTAAAGGTTTTTATGACAAGATAACAGAAAACTTATTTAGTTGGTTTATGACACAACCAACTAACACTATGTCACGAATACCTGTGTTTAAATCATCTTATTGGAAAAAATCAGAGGAACTTATATCTATTAGTTCTGAAAGTGTAAAACAAAAAATTATTGCAGGTGCAGAAAAAGCAGGACTTAATAAAAAAACTATAGAGCGTATGAAAAAAATTACATCAGGTGGAGAAAATGGTATTGATGATGCAGAACTTATAGAGCGAATGGCTAAAGGTTTTGGTGTAGATCAGACTAAAAAATTACTGTATGACATAACAGAACAAAGAAGATTTTGGGAAACAAGTCGTTGGTTGTTCCCATTTGGTAATGCGTATCAAGAGGTGCTAACTACTTGGTTAGGTATTATGAAAGCTAATCCACAAGTTGCTGCAAGAACAGGAACTATATGGGATGGTGCAGCACAAGAGAATGATGCGTTTGGACCAACAGGTAAAGGAATATTTTATAAAAACCCTATTAACGGACAAGTAGTATTTAATTATCCAGGCACAGGATTGTTACAAGATTGGATGTTTAAAGATGCACCTAATAAAGATGTACGAGTAAATATGCCTGTGTATGCAGAAAGTATAAACATAGCAGCAGGACTTTTACCTGGTTTTGGACCTGTCGTACAGATACCTGCTTCTTTTATATTTAAAAACTTTCCAGAAGAAGGATTAGTAAATAAAATATTGTTTGGTGAGTTTCCACCATTAGATGTCAATAACAAAGATGAATGGACTAAAGCATTAGGTCTTAAACCTGCTTGGGCAGATAAATTTATAAAACTTATATTTAATCAAGGAGAAAACGCACAAGGTGCATTTGGTAATACTGTTATAGACACATACAAAGCATTGTTATATGCAGGTGTTATTGATGACAGTACAGAGGAAAAGGCTAAAGAGGGTATGCAGATAGCAACTGATGCAGCCAAACAAATATTTTTATTTAGAGCAGTATCACAGTTTATAGGACCTGCTGGTGCAGCTTCCCCTATATTTGAACTTACAGATAAAAATTTAGATTATTTTATGTTTGAAACATTAGCTGATGAATACAGAAAAATTAAAGAATCTGTAAATTATGATGATGGAGAAGCCACAAGAATATTTGTAGAAACATATGGTATTAATCCATTACCTCTTACAGTATCTAAAACTATATCTATAGAGAAATACCCAACAACTGTAGAAGGTGCAAACTGGATGAAAGAGAATATGGAACTATACGAAAAATACCCATTAGTTGCGTGGTACTTAGAACCACCACCAAGTTATGCAGAGTTTTCTTTTGATGCTTATAAAAAGTCTTTGTTAGAGGGTGCAAGAGTATATAGAACACCAGAACAATGGGCTATAGCTAAAAACAAATTATTAGGATCAGTTGCACTAGAACAATACGAAAGAGCAATAAATATTGTTGGTAACAATACAGCACCAGCTAAAGCATTAAGAGATGCAAAGAAAAAAGAATTAGAAGAAAGATATTGGGGTTATGGACAACCAGGTATCGTAGGTTCTCCTAATAAACCAACTATAGAACAACAGATAGACCAGTTAGTTAAAATGACTAACGACCCAGAACTACAAAGTTTTGAAACAATACAAGCAGCTCAAAAGTATTTAGCTATTAGACAACAAGTTATTGATGCTTTTGTTAGTGCAGGTAAGTCAGAAACTATTTGGAAAACAGGTAAAGACTATGCAGGTGTAAGAGCAGCACTTAGACAAGAAGCAAATAAAATTATTGCAGAAACACCTAAGTTTGGTCCTATGTTTGATACTCTACTATCAAGAGAAATAGAACCTGAATATGAAGATGATTTAATAGTACAATTAGGATTAGGAAAATAATGACAGAAAAAGAAAAGTTTATATCAGAAATACTAGCACTTGTAAAACAACCTTTAGCAGGTGAAAACCCTATTGTACCTACTGAAGCACAGATTGCAGAGTTACAAAAAGCAGATGGTGTAGAAGATGCAATATTAATTGCTAATAACTTTGGTTGGAGTGATTATGTAGTTCAATGGAGTTTAGATCAACCAACAGACCAACAAGATAGTGTAGCAACAGCATTACAAGCAGCATTGACAGGACAACAAACAAATTTTCTTGGTGTAGATGCAAACACAGTAATAAATTATGGTGGTGAAGTTACAACAATAGGTGCATTTGCTGATAACTTTTATGTTAATGGCGACCAAAATGCACCAGAAGCATTAATGCCAGAGGAAATAAGAGTAATACAAGCAGACCTTATAAATGCAGGTTTGCTAGGTAATAAAGTAAATAGACCATTTAGACCTGGAGTATGGGGTAAACACGATAGAGATGCACTATATGAATTAATGTCTTTAGCTAATCAAAATGGTGAAGGTAAAGCAGAGAAAGGTTGGCAAACAACTTTACAATTATATTTAGACAATCCAATACAAGAGCCAGAAAAAATATCTGCATATTTACCACCTGATTACACAGCTTTATCTAACAGTATTGATGGATTATTTGAACAAGAATTAGGTAGAAAACCTAAAGAATATGAATTACGATTGTTAGCAGATACTTATTCAGCAAATGCTAAAAAAGCATATGAACAACAAGTAGCATTAGAAACACCTATGGATGTAGATATAACACCAGAAACATTAGAAGATTATGGCAATCACACACAACCAGTTATAGAAGAAGGGGTTACAGCAATAGATCCTAGTGCTAAAATGTTAAGTGTATTTGATGATATAACAGCAAAAGAACAGGAAAGGTTAGGTGCAAATCGTGATATTCAAGCCACTAATAGTATCATTCTTAATAGCATCACAGGTGCTCCAAGGTAGTATTATGGTAGAAGAAGTGAACAACGATACAAACCCAGCATTAATAGATATGTATATAGAAGCATTAAAAATGCAAGAAAGTTCTGGTGATTATCAAGTATTACATACACCATCAGTAATAGAAGATGCGTACACAGGTAAACCAGTTAGAGTACAAGGCTTAGGTGCTTATGGCATACTTGATATTAATTGGAAGAAATGGGCAAAAGAAGCTGGATTAGAAGGTGCAGATTGGCACGATCCAAAAGCACAAGATACAGTTGCAAAATTTAAAGTACAACAATATTTTGATAGATTTAATTCTTGGGATGCAGTATCAGTTGCTTGGTTTGCTGGTCCTAATAAAGCAAAAGAACTTGTAAATAATGGCACTATTAATTTTGATTTGACAGATACAAATGGTCAAAGCATAAAAGATTATGTAGATGAAATGAATACAAAAATAGCTGAAGAATTAATGACAATGGAATTACCAATAGAAACATTTCAAATGCAACCAATAATACAAGGACCACAAACTAATCCTGTTATAGACAAACAAAGAAACAATCAAGAAGTGTTTGCTGCACAAATATTAGATGCTATGACTAAAGCTAATGCAGGTGGTATGCGACCAAGTTTTGAATCCCAAGTTCCAGCAGAAGCAGGAGATTTTGCTGAATCAGTTGCAGAAACAAAAGTTCGTAGAGGTGAAATAAGATAATGGCTTATAACTTACTTGGACAACAAGGTACTTATGGAACTAGAAATCCTGATCCTAATTTATCTGATGCAGAAGCTACTTATCTTTATGACAAAGCTCCTGGAGAAGGTGATAACAAAGGTGTTAGATATACTAGCTATGGTAGAGAAGTTATTGACAAAGAAACACATAACGAAAAAGCAGAAGAAGCTAATGTTGAAGAAGCTAAGACAACAGAGCCACTTAACAAAAATTTAAGTAGTACATCATTTGGTGAAAAAGAACCTGTAGTAGCAGCAGAAGTATTACCACCATTAACTAGAAAAGAAAAAGATTCTATAAAATCTCTTGAAGATTTAGCTAAATATACAGGTGTAAAAAGATTAAGCGAAACACAAATAAACTCATTACTAGGAAAAAATCCTGAATGGTCAAGAGATATTGTAAATAGTATTATTGCTGGACAATCAGTTCCTTGGTGGCAACAAATGGGATTTGATTCTGCTGATGAAGCTGATGCAGCAATAGCTAGAGATGACATAGATATTAATGAATATCAAAAACTAAAAAAAGAACAAGATGCTATTGATGCAATTTTAAGCACACAACCAATAACACCAAGTGGTCCTTATGATGATGTAACAAGTACAGATACAACAGTCACAGATGAATCTAAAATAACTGTATATAAAGATGGAAAATCTGTACAGATATTACAATCTGATTTACATTTATATAAAAAATCTGGATGGTCAACAGATATAGATGAAGATACTTCTAGTACAAGTACTTCTTCAGAAGAAGAAACAGAAGAAGAAACAGAAGAAGAAACAGTAGGAGAAACACAAGTTGTTGTTTATGGACCTAATGGTGCTAGGACAACAGCTAATACTTTTAAAAGACCTGGCGAAGAAATGTCAGAATATGACAGACTTATTGCAGGTTTAATACCAGGTAGAGAAGGTTACAAAGATGCAACTAAATCAGAAAAATTGACTGCTGATTATCCTGGTGACTATGGTGGTGAAGATGCTTCTACCCCTATGGACCAAAGAGAAAGTGTAGTAGGAATAGGTAACACAGATTATGACCCTAATGATTATAGTTCTGTTGGACAGCCTATTGGATTTACTGATACTATTGACACAACTACAGGTAATGGTCAAGTAACAAATACTGCATTTATACAATTTAATAATATTCCAGAAAAAGGTTTGCTATGGAATGTTAATGGAAATTTTTATGTAGTTTACGAAGTACCAGGATCACAAGGTGAATTGTACGAAGGTAATCCAATTTATATGGCATATGAATTAAAAGATAATGATTTGTTTGCAGCAGGTTTATTATCACAAGGTGAAACAGCACCACAGCCTAACGCAACAATGGACCAAGCATTTTTCGATTCTATTGCAATAGTTACAGGTAACACAGATCAACTTACAGCAGAAATAGATAATCCATTTGCTAGTTTTGTAGAAACAATTACAGAACAATCACAAGTAGCACCTTGGATTACAGACCCAGAAATGATTTCTTTAATTGCAGAAGCTGCTGTAGAGGGTAGAACAGTATCTGATGCAGAATGGCAAACAACTAACTGGTATCAAACACATAATGAAAGTGAAAGAGAATGGTTAAGAACATATTACTCTGATCCATCAACAGCAGCACAACTTACAACAGATGCACAGATAGCAGTTGCTAATTCATTACAAGCAGCAGGTGTATCTAATGCACCAGAAGCATTGACTAATTGGGTTGCAGGTAAGTTTGTATCAGGAGAATGGTCACAGGCATACACAACAGAACAAATAAGTTTATTTGCTGACCCATATGCTACAGGTAAAAGAGATGAAAGTTTTGAAAACTACTTATCTTCTACTGCTTTAACTGGTGTAGATAGAACAACAGAGAGAGAAAGAGAAGTTAGAGAGTTGTACAGTAAATGGTTAGGACCAACATTAGGTAAATTAACTGATAACGAAGCAGCAGAGATTGCTGGTAAATTAAGAGATGACCCTGATTATCAAGATCAGTTAGTACAGTCATTAAAGCAATCAAGACTTGCTGCGTTTAGTGCATATACAAATCCAGAACTTACATACGAAGATATTGCAAGACCTTGGAGAAACTTAACAACTTCTGTGTGGGGTCAGACAGCAGATGAAACACAAGGTTGGTGGCAGGAAATGGTTAAGACAAATGACTTTGCACAAGCACAAAATACACTTAGAGAAAAAGGTTTGGAGCAAGACATTACACAAGTTACACAAGATGCAACACAAGCATTACAACAAGCACTAGGACAAGGCACAGTAAGCCAGTCAGGAGTTAATGTATAATGGCAACATACGCTGAATTAGCACAGAGTTTATATCCTAATATGCCACCTGATATTTTAGAATTGTTTGCTAGTGAGTGGTCAAGAACAGGCGATCCACAGGTAGCTATTGCAGAAGTTAGAAGAAGTCCTGCATATGAGATAGCATTTCCTGGTAACAAAAGACCTGATGGTACAGTTAAGTTTGATGAAGTAACTTATACAGGATTAAAAGAAAGTTACATAGGTACATTACAAGAGTATGGTATTCCAAGAAACACATCAGTTGATTTACTAACAGATAGATTTACAGGACTTATAGAAGGTGAAGTATCTGCTAGAGAATTTGCACAGAGAGTAGATGCTGTGTATCAAGGCATACAAGAAAACATACCTGAAGTTACAACATTTTACAGAGAAAACTTTGGATTAGAACTTACACCAGAAGCTATCTTTGTTGGTGCATTAGACCCAACAGTAGGCGAGGAAATAGTTGCAGGTAGGATAACTACTGCACAGATCGGTGGAGAAGCTGCAAGAGCAGGATTTGAAATAACAGGTGACTTTGCACAAAGGTTACAAAGAGCTGGTATATCACAAGCACAAGCTAGACAGTTGTTTACTTCTGCACAATCAGAGTTACCAAGATTACAAGAGCTACAAGCTAGAGGTGGCGTAGTAGAACCAGAACAGTTTACATTAGAACAGTTTACAGAAGCAGCAGTATTCCAAAGCCCAGAAGAACTAGAAGAAATACGACAGCTAGAAGCAGAAGAACAATCTAGGTTTACACCTATTGGTGGTGCTGCTAGGCAAGGTCGTAGAGTTACAGGATTAGTAGAAGAATAAACCTTGACATACTACATATAGTGGTATAATTAAATTGTCGCATAGTGGTAGTCTGCGAATATAAATTGACTCTGCACCTCCAGTTTATATCTGGCGTGTAAACTGTGTATTTCAATTCGCCTAGTATCTGAATAGCCGAAAGTGGCTGACAATTTTTGTTATTCTTAATTATTTTATTTGTCGCCTATCACATCATTTTCCCAAGGGTGATGTAGATGTAGAAAACTTGGAGTAGGAGAAATAATGGAAAACGAAGTAGAAAATACAGTAGAGGATATGCAAGAAGATAACAATGCGATTAAGCAAATGCGTGAACGCATTAAAGAGCTTGAATCAGTAGAGAAAGAATTTAAGTCTGTACAGATGGCTAACGCTATTCAAGATGCAGGTTTTGATCCACAATCTGGTGAAGGTAAAGCACTTAAAGACTTGTATAAAGGCGAGTTAGAAGCAAATGCTATAAAAGAGTTTGCATCTAATTATGGTTGGGGTGATGCTCCAACAGAACCAAGCCAAGAAGAACTACAAAGACAAAGAGTTGTTTCTGGTCAAGATAGTTTAGATACTGTAATAGAAGCATCAGTTCCTGTAGAACCTGTAGGCATAAATGACCAAATAAATCAAGCACAAGCTGATGGTGATTGGCAAACAAGTTCTAATCTCAAAGCAGATAAATTAAGAGCACTAACTCAAAAATAGAAAAGGAGATTTAAAAAATGGGTGCAGTATCAGGATTGGGAGATTCATACGATCTTCCGAATTATGTGGGTGAGTTATTTAATATAACTCCAAACGATACACCTTTCCTTTCTGCAATCGGTGGAATGACTGGAGGTAAATCAGTTACCTCTAAACAATTCACCTGGCAAACAGTTGATAATGCAACAGCAGCACAAACAGTTGTCGCTGAAGGTGCAGATGCAACTTTCGCAGAAAGAAGCAGAAGCGAAGTAACAAATGTTACTCAAATTATGCAATATGGTGTTAATGTATCATATACAAAACAAGCAGCAACAGGAAACCTTGCTGGTCAATCTATACTAGGAAACCAACCAGTTCAAGATGAATTGGCTTTCCAATTAGATATGGCTATGAAGAGAGCAGCTAGAGATATAGAGTTCTCTTTCCTTAGAGGTACATATGTTGCAGATACAGATGTAGCAACAGCTAGAAAAACAAGAGGTATGCTAACAGCCATCTCTACTAACGAAGTAGCAGGTGGTAACGCAGCTCTTGATCAAGCAAAAGTAAATGCTTTGATGAAAGCTATGGCAGATTCAGGAGCTCCATTTGAGCAACCTGTAATTATGGCTAACGCTTTCCAAAAGCAAAAACTATCTTCAATTTATTCAAGTGCATTGTCACTTGCACCAAGAGATAGAAACTATGGTGGCGTAAATATACAAACCATAGAAACTGACTTTGGTGAAGTAGGTATTGTCTATAGCAGACACTTACCTGCTGAAGATATAATTTGCGTTGATCTTGCTTATTGTAAGCCTGTATTCTTAGACATTCCTGGAAAAGGACACTTCTTCGCAGAACCACTTGCACAAACTGGTTCAGCTTATAAGTTCCAAATCTATGGAGAGGTCGGATTAGAATATGGTCCAGAGCAATTCCACGGCAAAATTACATCACTAGCTACTTCCTAATTAGGAATTAGATAGTATATTTATTAGAGGGAGATAAATACTTCTCCCTCTAGTAATATAGGA